TCAAACACAAGCAACTGGCTTCTTGCTTACGCCCCAGACTTGTACTTATATGGTGCATTGCTTGAGGCATCTCCATATTTGAAAGACGATGAACGTCTTGCTGTATGGAGTTCGTTATACACAAATTCCATTGGCGACATAGAAATAGCAGATCAAAGGGCGTCTGTTGCTTCTACCCCTATTGTTCGAGCCCGCTCTTTAGGATAAAAAATGTCATCATTTACAGACTACACAGAAAATCTTGCACTTACGTACTTGTTTACGACAGGTTCGGCAACACGCCCCACAGCTTGGTATGTTGGCCTCTTTACGGCTGCACCAAGTGATACTGGCGGTGGAACTGAAGTTTCTGGAAACGGCTATGCACGTGTTGTCACTGGCACGATCTCAGGATCTGGTACTGCCACGACATTCACTAATGCTGCAGCCATTGAGTTTGCCGCTGCGAGTGGTGGTAATTGGGGATCAGTCGGATGGGCTGGCATCTTTGATGCCTCTACTGGTGGAAACCTTTTAGCTTGGGCTCCCTTGACAACAGCTAGAACCATTAATTCTGGTGATGTATTGCGTATTCCAGCATCTTCATTGAGCATCACATTGGCATAATATGGCAGCCTTTGGGTCTGGTTATTATGGAGGTGGAAATTATTCGTATGGCGTAAGCCTAGCGGATATTGCTATTTCTTCAACTAGCACCATGAGCATTGGTGCTGGAGTTATTTCTAGCGCACAGTTTGAAATTGTTGACACAAGTACATTGGTGGTGTCTGCCAATAAAACTCTTGATGCTCAAGTATTAATTTCTGATACAAGCACAGTCACCATTGGCGCAGATGTCATTGCGACAGCCTCATTCGCTATCAGTGACGTAAGCACATTGTCGGTCAATGGTTTTATATATCTTGGTGGTGAAGTAATCATTACTGACACGTCCACAATGTCAGTAAATGGTGTCAAGTATGTATCAGCAGAAATTGTTATTAGTGATACCAGTACATTGTCAGTTGCAGGTACTAGGGTAGCATTAGGCGAAGTTAGTATTGTTGATGCATCAACCTTGGATGTTTCAACTACCATAATTGGTAGTAGTGGTATGACTATTGTCGCCACTAGCAATATGGAGGTGGACGCACAAAGAAGACAGTCTGCTGAAATTATTTTCATAACAGTCTCATTAATGGAAATAAATGCAAGACTAAAATGGGAAACAGAAAACGATATTGCTGAAACATGGACTGCAATTAGTGATAATAGTGAAACTTGGCAAATAGCCGCATAGGAGTAAAAAATGGCAGATACAACCACCACAAATCTAGGCTTAACAAAGCCAGAAGTTGGCGCTTCAACAGACACATGGGGTACTAAGATCAATACAGACTTAGACTCTATTGATGGTTTATTTGATGCTGGTCCAGTACTAAAAATTGCAAAAGGCGGTACTGGATCTGCTTCTGGACCATTGGCAATTGCCAACCTATCTGGTTACACCACAACGGCAACTGCAGCAGGGACAACAACTCTTACAGTATCTAGTACTCATCAACAATTCTTTACTGGTACAACAACTCAGACGATTGTTTTACCAGTGACTAGCACTTTGGTTTTGGGCATGGGTTATTCAATAGAGAATAATTCAACTGGTATTTTGACAGTTCAGTCTAGTGGTTTGAACTCAATCACAACAATCCCTGCTGGCGTTACAACCTTGTTTACTTGTATTTTGACAAGTGGAACAACTGCTGCATCATGGGACTATGACCAAGTTGGCTTTGCAACAATTACTGGAACTGGTGCAAATGTATTAGCTACTTCACCAACATTAGTTACTCCTATTTTGGGAACGCCAACATCAGGAACTTTGACAAATGCAACTGGTTTGCCTTTGACCACAGGCGTGACAGGAACTTTGCCAATTGCAAATGGTGGAACAAACTCAACTGCTACAGCGACTGCGGGTGGTATTGGTTATGGAACTGGTACTGCCCATGCTTACACAGCCGCAGGGACAAGTGGTCAAGTATTGACTTCTGCTGGTGCTAGTGCGCCTACTTGGGCAGCCCCAAGTGCTGGTGCAATAGCCTACATTTCAACACAAACTGCTTCTGGCTCACCTACAACAATTGATTTTACGTCTGGTTTTAGCACCACTTACGATAACTATTTTGTAATTTTTGATAATATGAATACTACGGGTGGGGCACTTTATATTAGATTGTATAAAAGTGGTTCATTCCGAACTACTGGATATAACTATATATACACTTCAGCTTGGGATGGTTCAACAACAAGTTTATCTGGTGCGGCTTCTGATAGCGGCACATTTATTCAAGTTAATAATGGCGTTGCTGTGTCAACTACTTATCAAAGTGGTATTGTGTATTTATATAACGCTAATAGCACTACAACAAACGCACAAACAATTATTGCACAAACTTCGGGGATGGGAAATAATAATCAAAGTAAAAATTATATTGCATCAGCGGGTGGTTCACAAAATACAGCGGCAGTTGTAAGAGGAATTCAATTTTATTTTAGTGGTGGTCAAACATTTGATTCTGGAACATTTAAACTTTATGGGATAGTAAAATCATGAAAATTCTTGAAAATGGAATTTTGCGAGATGCAACTGCTGATGAGTTGGCTGAAAACCAATCCCTCAAAGCAACATGGGAAGCAGAACAAGTTGAACTTGCAAAAACACAATATCAACGTGATCGTGCCAAAGAATATCCATCTATCAATAATTACATTGATGGCATAGTAAAAGGCGATCAAGCACAAGTGCAAACATACATTGATGCTTGTTTGGCTGTAAAAGCTAAATATCCTAAGCCATAAATATCATGGAAAACGAAGTCACCCATAAGCAAATCTACGATAGGTTGGTTGAAGTTGAAACCAAGGTAGATAGCATAGACAAGAACACTAAAGGGCTTGTAGAAGCTTTTGATGCCTTGCAAGGTGCTTTTAAGGTCTTGGGGTGGATTGCCTCTGCTGCCAAGCCTATTCTATGGATAGGTGGCTTAGTGATGGCGGCAGGTGCTATTTGGCAGACTTGGCTTAAGCGTTAAGTTATGCCTAGTACAAAACAACTACAGATACCTGCAATTCCTGCATTTTCGTCTTCTACAGAACAATACTCTGCTGAGACGCAAAATCAGAATTTGAATGTATTGCGGTTGTTTTTCATTAAGTTAACAAACGCATTGGCTAGTATTATTGGTCCTAATGGTGGGACTTACATTAATACGCCATATGGTGCTTTTCAAGATAGTACAGATCAAGTAGCGGCTAACACTACTACCGCTTATCCAATAACTTTTAATACGACTGATTACTCCAATGGGGTTACTTTATCAAACAGTTCAAGATTAAATGTTACGAATTCTGGTCTTTACAATATCCAGTTTTCCATTCAGTTTACAAATACCACAAATGCTTCTCAGGATGTTGATGTTTGGTTTCGAGTCAATGGCACAAACGTAGCCAATTCAAATAGCAGATTTGGATTTGCACCAAGAAAGGGTGCTGGAGATCCATATCACACTATTGCCGCCATGAATTATTTTGTAAGTTTGAATGCCAATGATTATGTTGAGTTAATGTGGAGACCAACTGATACTGGTGTATCAATTGAGCAATATCCTGCTGGAACAAGTCCAACAAGGCCAACAGTACCCTCTGCTATTGTCACGATAAATTTTGTGTCTAGTATTGCAACCTGATAGACTACGAATATGGCTTACATACCTCTTCAAATCCCACCAGGTGTCTATAAAAACGGCACAGAATACCAATCTAAAGGTAGATGGAATGCTTCCAATTTAATTCGTTGGTTTGAGGGAACAATGCGTCCTGTAGGTGGGTGGCGTAAGCGTTCTACAAGTCAATTAACTGGGTTGGCACGTGGTCTGATTAATTGGAGTGACAATTCTGGGAATCGTAGAATTGGAATTGGTACTCATTCAAAACTTTATTCAATGAATGAAGCAGGTACTTTAACTGACATTACTCCTACCGATTTAGTTGTTGGAGATGCAGATGCTATTCAAAAACTTGGCTATGGTTATGCTACATATGGCAGTTATGCATATGGTGTTGCTAGACCAGACTTGGGTTCTTACACACCTGCCACCACATGGAGCTTAGACACATGGGGTGAATATCTTGTTGGTTGTTCAACCAAAGATGGTAGATTGCTTGAGTGGCAATTAAATACTGCCAATGATGCTGCTGCAATTACAAACGCTCCTACTAGTTGTGTGGGGCTTGTAACTACTCAAGAACGATTCTTATTTGCACTTGGTGCAAGTGGCAACCCTCGTAAGATTTCTTGGTCAGATCAAGAGAACAATACTATTTGGACTGCTGCCGCTACAAACCAAGCAGGTGATTTTGAGTTATCTACCATTGGTTCTATCCAATGTGCCAAGCGTATTCGGGGTTCAACAATCATCTTTACTGATGCTGATGTGCATACCGCTACATATATTGGCCCACCATATATTTACAGTTTTGACAGAATTGGAACTGGTTGTGGTTCGATTTCAAGGCAGTCAGTAGCCGCTACTGATAATGCCTGTTTGTGGATGTCTAAGTCAGGATTCTGGATCTATGATGGTTTTGTAAAGCCGTTGGTGTCAGATGTTGGTGACTATGTATTTTCAAATATTAACTATCAGCAATCATCCAAGGTTTATGCTATTCATAACTCAGCATTTGGTGAGATTTGGTGGTTTTATCCTAGCTCATCAAGTAATGAAGTAGATTCATATGTGACCTTTAACTATCGTGAGAGTCATTGGTCTATTGGAACTTTGGCTCGTACTTGCGGTACTGATAGAGGTATATTTTCTACACCATTAATGGTTTCAACTGATGGCTATGTTTATGAGCATGAAGTTGGTTTTGCTTATGATGGACAGACATTATTTGCTGAGTCAGGACCAATAGAGATAGGCAATGGAGATAGGACTATTAGTTTGACAGGATTAATTCCTGATGAAAAGAATTTGGGTGATGTTAAAGCTAGATTTAGCACTAAGTTCTATCCAACAAGCACAGAATATAGTTATGGTCCATACTCAATGACAAATCCAACTTCTTTGAGGATTACTGGTAGGCAACTAGCAGTTAAAATTGAGGGAAATACATTATCAGATTGGCGTGTCGGGACAATCAGATTTGATGGGAAACTAGGTAGTTTGCGATAAAACTAGCTATTTTTTAATACAAATATTATGATTGACCATGATACTGAGGATTGGCGTAAATTAAGGAATGCCAAACTGTTAGAATGGTTTGGTGGCAACCAGAGTGCTGTAGACTTTTTAGTCGCTTTATCAGGTATTGCTGAGTTATGGGATGACTTGGTAGATAAAGACAAAGAGCCTACCAGAAAAGACATAGATACTGTCTTTTGGAATGCACTGGTGACGCTGCCTACCAATGAGTTCTTTAATCAAAATAGGTCATTTTTAATGCCTTTAGTGATTCAGAGTATAAATGCTTGGCAAGACTCTGTAGAACTTGAAAATGGTAATACCAACGACAGAGCCTATGCGCTCACATTGCGTATTATTTCATTACAAATAGCACCAATGATAGTC